ACAGCTATGTCAAGGCTCTTGTGAGCGGAGCGCCTGTATATCTCAAATGTACTCCGCAAGCTGACGGAAGTGCTGTCATGAAAGACATTGCAACTGCTTTACCTACAACTAAAGACGGTTCAATTTACATTTTTCTTGGCGTGGCGTACAGTACAACGGCAATGGAGTTGGAATCTTATCATCCTGTCTACTGGCATGATGGCACTGGCATTCGGTTGTGGACAGGCGCGGAACCGGGCGGCACGGTGGCATATTCCCCAACGGTAACCTCTGGAACTAAATTGGGAACAATTACGATTGATGGCACAGGTCATGATATTTACTCCGACCTTCCCGCCGTGACCACGGCTGACTATGGCAAGTTTCTGGTAGTATCAAGTGATGGACAATGGTATCCCGCTGAAGTTCCGAACGCGAATGGAGAGCAGTTTTAATGTATACAGTAGAATATGAAGACATGAAAAGCGTAGCAGATGCAATCCGCGCAAAATCGTCAACATCGGTGGCTTTAATGTTCCCGGATGACTTCATCTCAACGATTCAATCAATACCAGCAGGCGGTGGTGGTGGCGAAGCGGTTTCGTTTACCGTTGGTGGTATGGATGTGCGCGCATTTTTCACTGACCAGAATGGTATTTATTGCGACTATAACTCCATGGCTTACGGAGGCGTAATCCCCGGAACAACAACAGGCGGGGCAATTGTGTGCGTTTTGGCTTCAAATGCCCCCGAAGTTGCGTCTCTAACACTTATGGGCACAATAAGCCTTGGGTCACGAGCAAATTATAGATATGCGTATTTCTACCAAGCCGCAGAACCGGCTTCTGGCGGCTCTAACGACTAAGGAGGCCAACATGAGCATAGACATTCTGACTGCGTGGTTCAAAGCGCAGATAGGGACGGGGGAGACCCCGCCCGGGAGCAATAATGTCATCATAATATGCCTCCGTACTTGTCGGTGTTTATGTTTGGAACCGGACTGCGTGAACGGAGGTTTGCGATGAGCAAAATTGAGAAGGCCGTGGCCTGGGCCGAGCGAATTGCCAACGACAACAGCCACGGCTATGGATGGGGCGGCTGGGGGCCGGACTACGACTGCAGCCACCTGGTGATCCAGGCATTTGAGCAGGCGGGCATCCCGCTGAAAAGCTCCGGCGCCAGTTACACCGGCAACATGCGGGCGGCAGCCTTGCGCTGCGGCTTTAAGGACGTGACTGCCGGCGTCAACCTGGCTACCGGGGCCGGGCTGCGCCGGGGCGACATCCTGCTGAATCAGGCCCGCCACACCGCCCTATGCACTGGATCCGGGATGATCGTGCAGGCCCGGTCCAATCTGGACGGCAGGCCCGGCGACAGCTCTGGCAGCGAGATCCGCGTGCAGGCCTACTACAATTACCCGTGGGACTGCGTGCTTCGGCCTCTGGTCTCAGAGACCACACCGCAGCCCGCCACAAGCCCCCAGACGGCGCAGGAGGGCTCCTACACCGTCAAGGCCGGAGACACCCTCTACGGCATCGCCGTCGCGCACGGCTGCCACTGGACGGATCTGGCGGCCTGGAACGGCATCAGGAGCCCCTACATCATCCGCCCCGGGCAGATGCTGATCACCAGGAAGCCGACAGCAGCCGAGCCTGCGCAGACCACACCGGCCTCGCCGGCTGGCGTGCATACCGTGCTCGCTGGGGATACGCTGTGGAGCATCGCTGCCAGGACCATGGGCAGCGGGGCTAAGTGGCAGCAGCTGGCCGAGGCCAACGGCATCAAGTTTCCCTGGATCATTCGACCGGGGCAGATCCTTGTGGTCCCGAAGGACTGAGGAGGCGAGAGGATATGCAAATCACATTTACGTGGCAGACCATCATCACCGCAGCTGCGGTGATTGGTGCCGTTGTGGCCGTGGTGGCCTACCTGCGCAAGCTGTTCGGCTGGTTTGATCGGCAGGACAAACAGGACGAGGTGATCAAGGGCATCCTTGCCGAGCAGGAGATCCTGACCTACGGCGTGCTGGCCTGCTTGAAAGGGCTGCACGAACAAGGAGCCAACGGCCCGGTCACAGAAGCGATTAACAAAATCGAGGCGCACATGATCGAAAAAGCGCACGGAGGTACATAATGGATTTTTGGACACACTTTTTTGAGATTTATGGCATGCCGATCCTCTACGCGCTGCTGACCGCTCTGGCCGGCATCGCGGCAACCGGGATCGCCAAGGCGTACAACAAGATCGCCAACAGCCGCGAGAAGCGAGCCGTGGCCAAGACGGTCGTGCTGGCGGTGGAGCAGATCTACAAGGACCTGCACGGTGAGGAGAAATATTTGAAAGCCCTCCAGAGCCTGGTGGAGATCCTCGGCGAGAAGGGAATCCCGATCACTGAGCTGGAGGCCCGGATGCTGATCGAGTCCGCGGTGGGCGAGTTTAATGAAGTATTTAAGGACAATGTGGAGCCGCTGCCGGATGAAAATCAGCCCGTCGATACGAAAGATCTTGAATAATTCTTGAACGGGATCTTGAATAAAAGCGGATCTCTATTGCCACTCCGTTACCACTCCAAACCCGCAAACCGTTGAAAACACTGGACTTAAAATTGAATGGGGTTCAAGAGGCCGCTGGTTCAAATCCAGTCACTCGGACCAAGAAAAACGACCGGAAACCGTTGAAAACAGCGGATTTCCGGTCTTTTTCTATTTCTGCGAAAAATTAGTGGAAATGAGTGCTATTGCCACTCGCGTTACCACTCGTTTTCAAGAAATCAAAGGGCGTCTGTGATGGCCCGGAGATCCTCCAGGCTGACGTCCTGATAATAGCGCAGCTGCTCGCCGGAGGCATGGCCGATCAGCTCGATCTTATCCTTCTCAGATCCCGCCACACGTTTCATCAGCGTGGAGAACGTGTGCCGACAGCTGTGCGGGGTGTATTTGTGGCGCTGCACTCCGCCTCCCACGGTGACCATGGGATTGTCTATCCCTGCGGCCTCCAGGACGGCGTAGAACACGCTTTCTGTCCAGTCCCTCAGTTTATACGGCTTGCCGCCCGGATCGCGCACCACAGCTCCTGTGGCGCCCTGGGTGGCTGCTGTGACATACTTCTGGATCTTCGGGCTGACGGTCACCGTGCGGCCCTTGCCGGCTGCCGTCTTGGCTCCGGCCACAAAGCACTTGTTTTTCGCGTCGTAGTCCTCCACCTGCAGGTCGAGGAATTCGGACGGACGGTAGCCTAAGTAGATCAGCATGTACACCTGCTCCGCGCCTGGTGTCTTGCCGATCTGCTTTTTTATTGCCTTGATCTGATCGTCGGTAAAGCTGACCCGGTGGGCAGCCTTGTCACCGCCCACGATCAGGAAGGGCCCCAGGTTGAGATTGTCCGGGATCACATGACGCGGGATCCCATACTTGTACATAAGCCCCGCCAAGGCCTTCATGTTCTCCTGTGTGCGTTTTCCTCGCCCGCAGGTATCCAGGCACTCCTGCAGGTCGTCCACGTCCACGTCGGCGATCCTGAGCCCCCAGACGGGTGCAAAATGCTTGATCGCCGCATGGTAGCAGCCCATGGTGTCCTCACCGGCGCGATGGGTGGGCTCCCAGGCGTCGTATAATTCCTTGAAGGTGGTGGAGCGCTTGACCTCTTTCCGCGGATCCTCCAGCAGCTTCGGCAGGGCCTTGACCGCGTCGGTCTTTTTGGCAAAGACCTGAGAGCGCGTCCTGCGCCGTCTCTTGCCTTTTTCGTCCGTGTAGTATCCGAGGATCACCACCGCCTTAAACTTGCCGCTGGGCAGCTCGTAGACGCAGCCCTGGCCATTTCCGCGCTGCTTCGGCCGCTGCTGCCGCACAACAGGCCGCCCGCACGCCGGGCAGAACGCCGCGCCCTCTGGAAGGGGTGCGGCGCATTTTTTGCATTTGTCGTCCATGACCGACACCTCACTGATAGATCGGCGCCGGCAGCCGGTGATCCAGGAGAACCTTGCCGAAGCACACGACGGTCACCGTGCTGCCCTTGGGGATCTGCCTGTTGGCGTCCTCGCGCTTGGGATTTGCCGACAGCAGGTGCAGTGTGCCGCCATAGTCCACGCACCACTGCTTGATCAGGGCGTCACCGTCCACGTAGAAGATCCCGACGTCAAACTCCTGCAGGGAGGCCCCGCGCTTGACATAAGCCAGGCTGCCGTCTGGGATGTACGGTTCCATGCTGTCGCCCCGGACCGTGATGCAGAAATCCGCACCGGCCGGAGCGCCATCCGGCAGCGGGATGTCCTCATAATCCTCGCCCTCAATCGGGGAGGCATAACCGGCGGCAGCGGGGACCAGGTAGTGGCGGATATAGACCAGCTCACCGGCTGTGCAGCGTGCATACTCCTCGTCCAGGACATCATCCACCCGGGACTTGCCTCTGATGTCCAGGGCCTCGTATTTCTCCACCAGGCCGGGAGGATTGATGGCCACATCCTCGTGGAGCATCGTCAGCAGCTCCGCCTCAGAGCGGCCGGTCCCCTTGGCGATCTTGGCCAGCATCCGCACGGTGGGCGTGCAGGGCTTCCCGTCGTTATTCACACCGCGCTCCAGATTGACTACATACTGAGGGCTGATGCCCACCTGGGAGGCAAAGGCCCGCCCAGAGAGCTCGTGCTCCTCGCGGTATTTCTTGATGTATTCGCCGATTGTCATATTATCGCCTCCTGTCCACTAAAGTTTACAATAGTTACAAAAGAAAGTCAATAAAAACTTTGTCCACTATAGTTGACAAGCGGTTTCCGCGGTGCTATATTATGGATGTCCACGAAAGTGGACAGTAAAACAGGAAGGAGATCAAAATGAACAGACGCGAATACCTGAGAGCCCGCCAGGGCTTCCAGCCCGAAGTGGGCGAGATCTACGAGAACGAGGGTGGCGGCCGCTTTGAGTGCATGCGCAGCTACCACGACCGCAAGGCCCGGATGCGCAACGTGGCCAGCGACTGGACCTTTGTGGCCCACGGCTGCGGGATCTATCCCGACGGCCGGATCGACTGGGACTACAGCACCGACGGCGGCTTTGCCAGCTGAAAGGAGGGAATCATGGCCAATCTGTACACCGAGAAGGATGTCCTGGACTTCTGGGACTCCCATCTGACCATCGAGGACAAGATGGAGCAGGCCGAGATCGAGGCCATCCGGAAGGACATAGCGACGGCCAGGAAGTACATCCAGGACGCCCTGGCCCGCTACCGGAAGGACAAGACCCGCAGCCGCAGCAAGGCCAAAGCCGCGGATCCCTTTGCTGATCTGGAGGGCTACAACATCCGCCAGGACATCCAGGACGCCTTCGGCTGGGAGTTTATCAGCGAGGCCGAGATGGACCGCCTCCTGGCCCTGTGGGATCTCCGGGAAGCCAGCAAGAACAAGCAGCAGCTGGAGGACCGGGTCACTGAGATGCTGGAGATCGCCAGCCGAAGCTGCTCCGCCCCCTACGACGACAAGCTCTACGACTGGGACAAGAAGCAGGAGCAGCGCCGGAAGGCCGCCCGGCAGATCGCGGCCGAGAATCTGGAGAGGAGCGCAAAATGATGCCTTTACAGAGAGCCATCGACCGGTGCTTTGACCGGTGCAACCTGATCGGCAGCGACTGCGACGTCTGGGGCCAGATGATGCGCTACAAGGCGATCCGAGAGCTGCCGGAGGACCAGCAGGAGCAGGTCTATGACTGGCTGGTCCACGATCTTGGCTTCTGCCAGTGAGGAGGAAACAAAATGGCCTTTATATCTGCCCTGGTCAAACGGCCGGGAGAGCCGCCCCGGCATGTCAACGTGTCGAACAAATTGGAAACGCTGCAGCGGAATGTCGGCGGCTACATTGAGGCGGTACCGCTTGCGAAGGATCTGGTCATTATCTGCAACGAGGAAGGCTTACTGCAGGATCTGCCCTATAACTGCACGATCTGCGGAGTGGAATTTGTCGGCACGATCCTGATGGTGGGAGTGGATGGCGAGGAGTTTGCGGATCTCCCGTGCTCCTGGCCAGACATGAAAAAGATGTTTCCGCAGCTATGGAATGAGGGGAGGTGAGGAAGTGATCAAGAACAGGCTCAAAGAGTTTAGAGAGCTCCAGGGGATCTCCCAGGAGGAGCTGTCCGAAAAGACCGGCCTATCCCGGACTACGATCTCCAAGATCGAGAACAACGAGGAGGTCAACGTCAACACAAGGACCATCGTCAAGCTGGCCGAGGTCTTTGGTGTAGCTCCGAGCGAGATCTTTTTGCTCTGAGTGTCCACTATCGTAGACAGAAAGGAGGCAAAACCATGAGCACGATCTGGGATAAGATCGGCCGCAACGTCAACGCCGAAGGCACGACGACCACCTACCAGCTCCGCGGCACCCAGATGATCGTCCAGAGCCGCAAGCGGCATATCCCGCACGCCAACGGCAGCGGCACCTGGGATCACACCAGCTTTTTTGTTCTGGACAACGGCGTCGAGGTCGCGGAGAAGTGGCGGCTGCAGGACGCCAAAGAGTACGCAGAGAGGAGGGCAGCACGAAATGCAGCGATTGACCCTTGAGGAGATCAAGGCCCTGGACACCGAGGTCCTCACCTGCGCCCAGGTGGCCCCGCTGCTGCAGGCCGATCCCAACACGATCAGAGGCCAGGCGCAGGACCGGCCGGAAATGCTGGGCTTCCCGGTGATCTGCGCCGGCAGACGGGTGAAGATCCCGAAGCGACCCTTTATCCGCTTTATGGAGGAGGGGATCCGGGATGATCCAGCCACCCTGTAAAGACTGCCCGGACCGCACCGTCGGCTGCCACGCAAGCTGTGAGAAATACATCGCATTTGCGGCCGAGCGGGAGCGGATCCGGACCGAAAAATGGCTTGACAGCCAAAACGAGACAATCCCCAACCAGAAGAAGATCAAAAACATCAACAGAAAACACAGGAGGAGATAAGCCCATGGAGATCGTTTACAACACCGAGTTTTCCCGCTGGGAGGTCTACGGCCCCGATCCGGTGATCCGTGCCGGCGAGCCGCAGCCGCAGTTTGTCAGCGCCGATTATGAGCGCTGCATCACGTACCGCAGAGCGGTGGAGGGAGGCCGCCATGCCTGATCTGATTATTCACACTATCGACGGCCGCCGAAACATCTGGCGCGGCGTGGACGATGACTGGCAGGACATGATCGCCAGCCAGAAGCCGGACGACTTCATCGTGTGCAGCGATGAGGACCCGATCATCCGGGTGGGCGCGATCGCCTCGATCGAGGTCGCAAAGGAGGGGGAGAAATGAGCATCAGAATGTACGGCGCACTGGCTGCCGGCCGGGTGCTGTTTGAGCGGATCCGGTCCAATCCGACCGTCCGCCGGATCGTCCGCAGGGCCGCCCCGGTGGTCCTCGTGGCCCTGGTCCTCGCCGCCTGGTCTCTGATGATGATCCGCGTGGGCCAGCGCAGAGCCCTGGCGCAGTATGAGGCCTGGATGGAGGCTTACCGGGTGGAGCGCCTGGCCATCGATCAGGCCAACGCCGACGCGGATCCATACGCCCTGCAGCTGAACGCCGAGGCCGAGAGCCTGGCGCGGGTGCTGTACGGCGTGAAGGACAACGACAAGGACGATTTGCGCACCCTGTGCTGGTGCGTATTCAATCGCGTGGACAATCCCGCTTTTCCCAACACCCTGGAGGACGTGATCGCGCAGCCCCAGCAATGGATGCGATATGACGAGGACAGCCCGGTCCTGGAAGATCTCTACCAGATCGCCCGGGAGCAGCTGGAGGCATGGCACAGCGACGCGCACCGCCCCTGCAGCAGTGACTACGTGTTTATGAGCTGGACGCCATCGGACATCTGCCTGCGCGACGCATGGCGGGATGGATCCGGCACGCATTACTGGAGGTTTGCATGATGATTATCCCAGCAGCTTATGAGCTCCACGTAAATGAGGACGGCACCTATAGTCTCGTTATCCAGGGAGCAATTAAATTTGACGGGCTGGCCTTTGCGGAGGCCGTGGCCCGGATCTATGCCACAGAGAACGGGGAATACCCCGATATTAAGGAGGAGACAAAAAAATGTTTGAAATCAAAGTAACCGTCGAGATCCCGGCCCTGGTAGAGGCCGCCAAGATCCTGGCCATGCGCCAGATCACCCAGGTGGAGGCCAAGCCGGAGAAGATCGCCCAGGCAACGGCCCCCGCTCCGGTGGCTCCTGTAGCTCCCACAGCGGCGCCCGCACCTGCTGTCGCACCGCCCACGACCGCCGTCGCGCCTCCTGCAGGCCCCTCGCGTGCAGAGGTGGCAACGGCCGGGGCGCAGCTCCTGAGCCAGCAGCCGGCCCTCCAGGCGCAGCTGGTGGCCCTCCTGGGCAAGTATGGGGCCCAGACCGTGCAGGACGTGGCGGAGGCCCAGCTGGGCGCCTTTGCCGCGGATCTGCGAGCGATGGGGGCGCGGATCTGATGCCGGACGTACATGCTGTCCTCAATGCGTCCAGCTCTTACCGCTGGATCAACTGCACCGGCTCGGTCCGGCTTGTGCAGCAGTTCCCTGCAGGCACCAGCGAGTACGCCGAGGCCGGGCGCCTGGCCCATGAGATCGCGGAGTTTAAGGCCCGGAGCTACTTCCTGGACCCGATCGCCAAGAGATCCTACTCGGCCAAGCTGAACAAGTACAAAAAGGACCCCCACTACGATCCCGGCATGGACGCTGCCACCGACGACTATCTGGACTTCCTTAAGTCTGTCGCCGTGTCCTTTGAGACCACGCCCTTCATCGCCCTGGAGACCCGGGTGGACTACAGCGACGTGGCCCCGGAGGGCTTCGGGACAGCTGACTGCCTGATCATCGGCGAGGGCCAGCTGCACGTGATCGACTACAAGAACGGCAGCGGCGTGCCGGTGGAGGCGGAGCACAACACGCAGATGCAGCTCTACGCCCTGGGCGCCCTGCAGACCTACGGCGCGATCTTCGGCGATACCATCCAGCAGATCCACCTGCATATCGTGCAGCCGCATGCCGGCGGGATCAAATCCTGGAGCCTGCTGCGGGGCGAGCTGGAGCGGTGGGCCGAGAACGTGGCCAAGCCTGCCGCCCAGTTGGCCATAGCCGGAAAGGGAGACTTTAAGCCCGGACCCTGGTGCGACAAGACCTTCTGCCCGGCCAGGGCGATCTGCACCGCGAGAGCCCGGCAGATGCTGTCCCTGGAGCCTCTGGTCAACACCGAGCCGGAGCTGCTCACCGACGACCAGATCGGCGACATCCTCACCACTGCCCAATTTATCGACTCCTGGGTGGATCAGCTGAAAGCCTACGCCCTCTCCGCTGCCCTGCAGGGCCGGAAGATCTCCGGCTTTAAGGTGGTGGAGGGCCGCGGATCCAGAGAGTGGACCAGTCAGGACGCTGCCTTCACGGCTCTGGAAGGCCGGGGCGTCGAGGAGGCCATGCTGTGGGAGCGGAAGCCGGTCAGCGTGGCCGGCCTGGAGAAGATTCTCGGCAAAAAGGCCTTTTCCGACCTGGCTGCGGATCTGGTGACCAAAAAGCCGGGCAAGCCTGCTCTGGTGCCTGAGTCTGACCGGCGGCCCGAGTACAACGCCGCCGCCATCGCTTTCGGAGGTGTCAGCCATGACTGACATTTTGATCCGCAACTATGACCACTTCTGGATGCGCCTGGATCTGGATCAGCTGGACAAGGTCACCGTCCAGAAATGGGAAAAGATCTGCGCCAAGCTGCTCACCCTGGACGTCAACATGGCCACCCAGCTGCGGCTCCGGTCTTGGTTTCCCGCTGCCATCCTGATGGCGGAGGAGGCCTACGAGGCGGCGATCCAGGACGAGGAGCGGGAGTGGATAGACCCCAAGGGCCTGCGCTATGCCAAGCTGGAGCAGGCCAAAGATAACAACCGGATCCTGCGCCGGCATGTGATCGAGACCGGCGCCAAGCTGAAAAAGCTAAGGACCCGATACGACATTTTCAAACACAAAACCAATTTTAAGGAGGATTAAAAATCATGGCAATCACCATCAACGACGTGCACTTTTCCTACTGCAACCTTTTTGAGGCCAAGCCGCCCCTCAACAACCCCACAGGCGATCCCAAGTACAGCGTGACCATCCTGGTCCCCAAGACCAACACCGCCGCCAAGGCGGCCATCGATCAGGCGATCGCCCAGGCCGTCGAGGCCGGCGTCGGCACCAAGTGGAACGGCGTCCGGCCGCCCATGCCCTCGCTGCCTGTCCATGACGGCGACGGCGTGCGCCCCTCCGACGGTCAGCCCTACGGCGAGGAGTGCCGCGGCTGCTGGGTGTTTACTGCCAGCTCCAAGCAGGCCCCCTTTGTGGTGGACGGCATGGTGCAGAACATCATCGACCCGCGGCAGGTTTACTCCGGCATGTGGGGCAATGTCTCTGTCAACTTCTTCGCCTACAACAGCGCCGGCAAGAAGGGCATCGGCTGCGGCCTCAACGGCGTGCAGAAGGTGCGCGACGGAGAGCCCCTGGGCGGCCGCGTGACGGCCCAGGACGCCTTCCAGGCTGTCGGCCCGGCCCCCGCACCCGCTCCGGCCTACACGCAGCCTGCGCCCTCCTACGCGCAGCAGTACGATCCCCAGGGCGTTAATATCTTCGGGCTGTAATCATGCAGCACCTGTCCATTGACATCGAGACATACAGCGACCAGGACATCACCAAAACCGGGCTTTACCGATACGCCCAAAGCCCGGCTTTTGAGGTCCTGCTGTTTGCCTACAGCGAGGACGGCGGACCGGTGCAGGTCGTGGATCTGGCCTGTGGGGAAATGATCCCCCAGGCCATCCTCGGCGCCCTGGTCGATCCTCGCGTTATCAAGCACGCCTACAACGCCGCATTTGAGTGGTTTTGTCTGGGCACGTACTTCAAGCTGCCCGACCTGACTGCATGGCTGCCACAGTGGCACTGCACCATGCTGCACGGCCTGTACTGCGGATACACCGCCGGCCTGGACGCAACCGGCAGAGCCATGGGCCTGCCGCAGGACAAGCAGAAGCTGGGGATCGGCAAGGCGCTGATCCGCTACTTCTGCACACCGTGCGCCCCTACCAAGAGCAACGGCGGCCGCACCCGCAACCTGCCGCAGCACGATCCGGCCAAGTGGGAGCTGTTCAAGACCTACAACGGCCAGGATGTGGTCACCGAGATGGAGATCGAGCGCCGGCTGTCCAGCTTCCCGGTCCCGGACGATGTGCAGCGCCAATGGGTGACGGATCAGACGATCAACCTGCGCGGCGTCCAGGTGGACACCGAGATGGTCCAGGGCGCCATCGCTCTGGACCAGGCTGCAAGGGCGCAGCTGATCAGCGAGGCCACGCAGCTGTCCGGGCTGGACAATCCCAACAGCGTGGCCCAGCTGGCCGCCTGGCTGGAGTCCGAGACCGGCAGCACGGTGGCAGATCTGCGCAAGACCACCGTGGCCGAGATGCTGGGCGGGGATCTGGAGAGCCCCAAGGTCCGCCGGATGCTGGAGATCCGCCAGGAGCTGGGCAAGACGTCCAACAAGAAATACACCGCGATCGACAACGCCGTCTGCGCTGACGGCCGGGTCCGGGGGATCCTGCAGTTTTACGGGGCCAACCGGACCGGGCGCTGGGCGGGGCGGATCGTCCAGCCGCAAAACCTGCCGCGGACCTATATCCCGGCGGAGCTGCTGCCGCTGGCCCGCCAGCTGGTGGAAGGCCGCCAGATGCAGGCCCTCGCCTGGTGCTTCGGATCCGTGCAGGACACCCTATCCCAGCTGATCCGCACCGCTCTGACCGCCGCCCCCGGCAACCGGCTGATCGACGCGGACTTCTCTGCCATCGAGGCCCGGATGTTAGCTTGGCTGGCCCGGGAGGAGTGGCGTCTGGACGTTTTCCGCACGCACGGCAAGATCTACGAGGCCAGCGCCTCGCAGATGTTCAACGTGCCCATGGAGCTGATCAAAAAGGGCAATCCGGAGTACAGCCTGCGGCAGCGCGGCAAGGTGGCCGAGCTGGCCCTGGGCTACGGCGGCGGCGTCGGCGCCATGCGTCAGATGGACGTGGGGCACCTGCTGGACGAGCTGCCCGACGAGGAGGTCCAGGAGATGGTCCGGCTGTGGAGGGCTAAGAGCCCCGCAATCGTCAACTTCTGGTACACCTGCGAGGCCGCCGCCATGGAGGCGATCAAGACCGGCAGACGCGTCGAGATCCGCGGCGGCACCATCGCCTTCGCCATGGAGCAGGATCAATACAACGACTTCCTGACCATCCAGCTGCCCAACGGCCGCAAGCTCTACTACGCCCATCCGCACATCGGCACCAACCGCTTCGGCAATGAGAGCATCGGCTATTGGGGCATGGACCAAAAGACCAAGAAGTGGAGCGCCCTGGAGACCTACGGCGGCAAGATCGTGGAGAACATCACCCAGGCCACCGCCCGGGACTGCCTGGCCGAGGCTGTGGAGCGCCTGGAGGCTGCCGGCCTGCCGGTCGTGTTCCATATCCATGACGAGGTCGTGATCGACGCAGCGCCGGAGCAGGGCTGCCTGGACGACGTGATCCGGATCATGGCCGCGCCGCCCTGGTGGGCCCAGGATCTGCCCCTCAATGCGGACGGATGGGAAAATCCTTTTTTCAAGAAGGACTAAGACATGATAAACGATCGAGAAATAACCATAACTGTCGGCGCCAGCCGCAAGGCTATGACCTGGCAGCCGCAGCGGCTCAAGATCTCAGAGCTCTACGAGAAGCTAAGGATCCCGGCCAGAGGCACCGAGACCCTGGAGGACTACATGCGGCTGCCGAAGGGCAAGCAGGACGAGCTCAAGGACGTGGGCGGCTATGTGGCCGGCACCCTGGAAGGCGTCCGGCGCAAGGCCGACAAAGTGACCGGCAGAGACGTGATCACTCTGGATCTGGACAACATCCCCGCCGGCATGACCGACCGGATCCACGCCACCGTGGAGGCTCTTGGCTGCGGCTACTGCATCTACAGCACCCGGAAGCACAGCCCGTACAAGCCGCGGCTGCGGATCCTCCTGCCGCTTGACCGGACCTGCACCTCTGACGAGTACGAGCCATGCGCCCGCCGGATGGCTGCCATGATCGGCATCGAGTACGCGGATCCGACGACCTTTGAGGCCTCCCGCCTCATGTACTGGCCGTCAGCCTGCGCGGACGGCGTCTACGTCTACCACACCAGCGACAAGCCCATGCTCTCCGTGGACGGTCTGCTGGCCACGTATGCGGACTGGCGCGACACGGCCGCCTGGCCCGTCGTGCCTGGCGCTCCTGCGCCGGCAAGGCTCGCGGCCAAGCAGGGGGACCCCCTGCAGAAAAACGGCGCTGTGGGGGCCTTCTGCCGCGTCTACGACATCGAGGCCGCGATGGCTGCCTTCCTGCCCGGCGTCTACCTGCCGACAGATACACCGGGCCGCTACACCTTCGCGGAGGGCACGACGACCGGCGGCGCGGTCCTCTACGACAACGGCAAATTTCTATACTCGCACCACAGCACCGACCCCTGCAGCAATCGCCTGGTCAACGCCTTCGACCTGGTCCGCCTGCACCGCTTCGGCGATCTGGACGACGATGCGGCCCCGGACACGCCGGTGAACCGGCTGCCCAGCTTCAAGGCCATGAGCGAGCTGGCGGCCTCTGACGAGGCTGTGGGGCGCCTCCTCCTGGACGAGCGCCTGGAGGCCGCAAAGGACGCCTTCCAGCCTGTAGAGCCCCAGGAGAGCACGGAGGACGAGGACAGGGAGTGGATCCACCTGCTGCGGCTCAACGCCCAAGGCGGGCCGGAGAAATCCATGCTTAACCTGCGGACGCTGCTGGAAAACCACCCGCAGCTCAAGGGCCGGATCCGGCTCAATCTGTTCTCCGGCCGGATCGACACCGTGGGCGCCATGCCGTGGCAGCGGCCCGTGTCCTCACCGGTCTGGAGCGACGACGACGCGGCGCAGCTGCGGATCTTCCTGGAGCCCTTCTTTGGAAAGATCGCCAAGCAGGACCTGCTGGACGCCGTGGCTGCCGCAGCGAGCGATCAGGCATACCACCCGGTCCGGGACTACCTGCAGGGCCTCCAATGGGACGGCACCGCACGGCTCGACCGGCTCCTGATCGACTACATGGGCGCCGAGGACACGGCCTACACCAGGGCGGTCACCCGCAAGAGCTTTGTGGCTGCCGTGGCCCGCGTCATGCGCCCCGGCTGCAAGTTCGACACCATGCTGATCCTGATCGGCGGCCAGGGCCGATTTAAGAGCACCACGCTGGCCAAGATGGGCGGGGAGTGGTTTTCCGACAGCCTGCGGACCTTCGGTGATAAGGACGCCATGGAGACCATCCAGGGCACCTGGATCAACGAGATCGCCGAGATGCAGGCCCTCAACAAGGCCGACATCGACGCGGTCAAGATGTTTCTCTCCAAGACCAGCGACTACTACCGGGCGGCCTATGGCCGTTACACAAGCGACCGGCGCCGGCAGTGCGTGTTTTTCGGCACCACCAACAGCCGGGAGTGCCTGACAGATCCGACCGGATCCCGGCGCTTCTGGTGCGTGGACATCGACGTGGTCGGCCGGAGGAAAAGCGTGGCCGAGGATCTGGACCGGGAGAGGGACCAGCTGTGGGCCGAGGCTGTGGCCTACTGGCGCATGGGCGAGACCTTATACCTGCCGCCGGCTCTGGAGCAGGTGGCCAGGGAGATCCAGGAGGAGCACCGTGCGCGGCATCCGTGGGAGGGCCTGATCCAGGACTACTTGGCGCGGGACTTCCCGGTCGATTGGGTCAACCGCAGCCTGCGGGATCGTCGGATCTGGCTGGAAGGCGGCGTCAAGTACGACGGAGAGGTCGCCCCGCTGGACCGGATCTGCGCCGCGCAGATCTGGTGCGAGGTCCTGGGCCGAAACAACGGCGACATGCGGCAGCGGGACAGCCGGGAGATCAACGCCCTGCTGGAGCGGCTGCCGGATTGGACGTCTGTCGGCACGCGCTTTGCCGGTGAGCCGTATGGAAAGCAGCGGTGCTTTTTCGGGCAACACTTTACGCCGGAAAGCGGCAACAGTTGATTGCAAGTGTTGCCCGACCACGGCAACAGAGCAACAGATTTTTTAATTCAAGTGTTGCCCCGAAAAAGCCCGGAGCATCAAAGAAAATCGGCAAAGGCAACAGGGCAACACTTGTATAAAAATAAAAAAATTTAGAGAAGAACAGGGCGTATTTTCACGCCTAACACGCCTAAATCACATGCTACCTACACACATAACACACACGCGTATATACGCAAAAGAAGGGAGGACCGGAAGTGGAAAGACCGGATTTAGATATTTGCGACTGGCTTAAGGACTTCTTAAGCAGCGGCCCGAGGGAGGCGTCCGAGGTCCGGGCCATGGCAAGGGCAGCCGGCTATACCCGCGGCGAAATCAAGGAGGGAAAACAGATCCTACAGATCAAGACCACCAACAACTGGACCAAGACTCAGCCGGCCACCGAGTGGTATTGGAGCCTGCCGTGAAAGAATCAGCAATCGAGGCGCAGCTGGTCCGCCGGATCAGAGCGGCGGGCGGGCTGTGTTGGAAATGGGTCAGCCCGGGCTGCACCGGTGTGCCGGATCGCATCGTGATCCTGCCGGGTGGGCGGACCATCTACGTGGAGCTTAAGACTGAGACCGGGAGGCTGTCGGAGATCCAGAAGCATGTCCACACCGAGCTGCGAAAGCGCGGGGCGGATGTCCGGACCCTGTACGGCCTGGATCAGGTCAAGGCCTTTGTGGAGGAGGTGGCCGGATGAAGTTCGTGCCGCACAACTATCAGCGTTACGCCATCGAGCGGATCATCACCGACGAGCGCGTCGGGCTGTTCCTGGATATGGGCCTGGGCAAGACAGTGATCACGCTGTCCGCCGTCAACGATCTGCGCTTCAACCGGTGGGCGGTAAGCCGGGTCCTGGTGATCGCCCCCAAGAAGGTCGCAGAGGCCACATGGATGAACGAGGCGCAGAAGTGGGACCACCTGCAGCATCTTCGGATCGTGCCGGTCCTGGGCCCGCTGCAGCGTCGGATCAAGGCCCTGGAGGAGCTGGGGGACATCTGGGTGATCAACCGGGAAAACGTCCCCTGGCTGGTGGACCATCTCCGAAACGCCTGGCCCTTTGACATGGTGATCCTGGACGAGTCCAGCAGCTTCAAGAATCCCCAGGCCAAGCGCTTCCGGGCGCTGCGGTCTGTCCTGCCAAGGATCCGCCGGCTGGTGGAGCTGACCGGCACGCCGGCACCCAACGGCCTGGAGGATCTCTGGGCGCAGATCTTCCTGCTGGACGGCGGAGAGCGCCTGGGCAAGACGATCAGCAGCTACCGCGACGCCTACTTCACCCAGGACCGAAGCTATCCCGGCCAGACTTACCGGACGTACAGCCCGCAGCCCGGCGCAGACGTCCGGGTCCGGGAGGCTATCGCCGACATCTGCGTGAGCATGAAGGCGGAGGACTATCTGGAGCTGCCGGATTTCATCGAGGACGTGGTGCCTGTGGTCCTGGACGAGCAGGCCCGCAAGGCATACGACAAGATGGAGCGGGACATGCTGCTGGAGGTAGACGAGCAGACGGTGACCGCCGGATCCGCCGCGGTCCTCAACGGCAAGCTGCTGCAGCTGTGCAGCGGCGCCGTCTACGACAGCGAGGGCACCGTGGTGCCGGTCCACAGCTGCAAGGTCGAGGCCTTCCTGGAAGTGATCGAGCAGCTGCACGGTGAGCACGCCCTGGTCTTTTACTGGTACCAGCACGAGCGGGATCGTCTGACCGAGGCCCTGGCCAAGACCGGCTTACGGGTCCGGGTCTACACCGGCGCCCAGGACGAGCAGGACTGGAACGCGGGCGAGATCGACGTGCTGCTGGCCCACCCGGCGTCCTGCGCCTACGGTCTGAACCTGCAGCAGGGCGGGCGCCATGAGGTCTGGTACGGTTTCCCCAACTGGGCGCTGGAGCTGTACCAGCAGGCCAACGCCAGGCTGTACAGGCAGGGCCAGGAGCGGCCGGTGATCTCTCACCTGCTGGTGGTCCAGCACGGCATGGACGAGGCCGTGGTGGCGGCCCTGCACAGCAAAGGAGACATGCAGGAGGCGCTGATGGAGGCGCTGAAAGCTAAGGTTAAGAAAGCGAGGGAAACAACATGACAATGACCAACGAGGAGATCGCCAGAGACTACCGGCAGGCCAAGGACGGCCTCAAGCAGGCCAAGATCCTGGCGGGTCTCAATCAGTGCAGCAAGGAGAAGATCGTGGAGATCCTGCAGGAACAGGGTGTCAAAGTGGACGGCCGCCTGCTGCAAAAGGGAAAGCCGAAGGCGCCGGCGAGACCCAAAGCACCGACACCGAAGCCTGCGGCCCCGGATCCGGATCCGGTCAACCATCCGCAGCACTACACCCGCGGCGGCATCGAGTGCATCGACGCTATCGCGGCAGCCGTCCAGGATCTGCCGGGCAAGGAGGCCTGGCTGGTGGGCCAGATCATCAAGTACGTCTGGCGCTACAAGTGGAAGAACGGCGCCGAGGATCTGGAGAAGGCCCGCTTTTATCTGGACCGGCTGATCGGAGAGGTCAAAGCATGAGTAAGCGGATCAACCCAAGACGCCGGCCAGCGACCGCTGCCGATGTTAAGCGTGCCAAGGATGACGCAATGGGTCAAGCCACCAGGCTGGCCATGGCCATCTTTTTGACGGTCTTGGTCGATAAATTTAGCGGCGCTGATCACATTAAGGACGTCTGGGACGAGGTTGTGAAGTTGTCGGAGGAAATCATAGAAGGTCGCGTCTCGGTATCTGATCTGGCCGATGTCCTGGATAAAGAGTACGACATCATCATTTAAGGAGGCGGTCGAATGACAGTTAAACAATGGCTATCCAGAGCAAGAACATGCGACCGGGAGATAAACGTACTGGAGCAGGCAAAGACCCGGGAGCGGGATCGGCTGCTGTCCATCACCGCCTCAATGGATGGCGATGTCGTGAGCCACACCGCTGATCCGCATCGCTTCGACAAGTACATGGAGCTGGTGGACGCGCTGGACCGACGGATCGACGAGCTCTACGGTATCAAGAACGAAGTGCGCCAGCTGATTGAGAAGGTCCAGGACGCCAGGCTCCGCGAGCTTTTAATGCTGCGCTATGTCTCCATCATGACTTGGGAACAGATCGCGGTCACGATGTCCTACAGCTACATGCATGTTTGCCGCCTGCACGGTGACGCTCTGATCGCGGCGGACGAGATCTACAAAAAGATGTGATAGTAAGTTATATTGCTTCTGCAGTATCATGTACGCGTAGAAATAGACACCGGGGGCGGTGCTGGTTATCTCCTGGCCAGCGCCGTCTTTCTTCTCTGGGGGTGGGCCGCGGTGGCGAGTAATCCAAGATCAGCCAATGGAAATCTGCGGCGGAAACACCGCGCACGATTCAAAGCCATGGCGGCCCCTTGCGGAATTTGCCGGGGGGCCCTCGGTCCGATTGATTATGACGCCCCCTCAAATTCAGCCCACCCCCTCTCCTTTGTGATCGACGAGATCCGGCCGATCAGCAGGTGGAGACAGTTTGGTTATGACTCACCAGAGCAGGCTGCGCAGGACTGGCAAAATTTACAGCCCGCCCACTACTGCTGCAACGCGGCAAAAAGCAACAAAATTTTCCCGACTTTACAAAATGCAGCGCGTCCAAGCCTGAGCATCTCGGATGGCGACTGGTGAGAGGGAGGGGAGGGGACCCCGGACGCCTGGAAGGCTCC